CGGCTTCCGGTAAAAAAACTAGATCCAATGCAGCAGGCCGAGTTGGCAATCACCCGCGAGAAGACCAAGCGAGCCAATGCTCTCTATCGGATCGCGTTGCACACTGATTCAAAGTATTCGCAGCAGTCGCTTCTTGCCCTGGCCGCCAAAGAGCTGACCGGCAAGATGACGATCCCAGTCATGAAGCAGAAAGAATACAGCGCTGGCGAGGTGGCAAAGAAGCTCGGTATCTCATCTGGTCAGAAGGTTGGACGTATTGCTAACCGTCTCGGTCTCAAAGCTGACCAGCCTGGCCAAAACGAATACGGCCGCTGGACCAACAGCAAATCCCGCTACAGCGACAAAGAGGTACCGCAATGGGTTTACTTCGATAAAGGTGTTCAAGCGATTAAAGCAGAGCTGAAGGAGGCTTCGAAATGAACGAACAAAACAGAAAAATGCCCATCGATGCAAGCAACATCAATGGACACTCTAAGATTTCAGCAGACATGAGTACGAACGTGACATTGGACGTCACAGATTTAACCAGTCTGCTTCACCAAGCAATTACCCAAGCAAAGCAATTACAGACAACGATGAATCAAGTGAATGAACTTATGAAAGGCCAGTTCGGCGGAGCACCAATTCCGCAGTTGCCTTCTCGTTCATAGCACGCCAGGATTCAAAGTCTGTTTCCGATTGAACTTTTTTCTCCAGGTTTTTTTGTGGAAGAGCATCAAACGATTCTTTGTCCGTCACGCCTAAATCGGAAAAGAAGCTGTCGATTGAAGCTGACTTCGTATGCTCTTTCATAAAGCTATCTGGAAACAGCTCGGACCATTTGTAATTATGAGTTCCACTCATTGATTCCAGCTCATGCTGCGCATGTTCAAGCTTGTTGATTAAATCGTTAAAGCCGTCATCCATATTGTTCACCTACTTCCTGTGACGCCACAATTATCCCACTTCTGGAAGCTGTTGAACCATGAAAAATTATGAAAGGGTTGATTGGCATGTTAGTCATTGACATCCCGTCCGCCATCATTGGCGGCATCATCATCAGTGCCTGTTGGTCAGAAGGTAAAGCAGTTTGGGTCAACCGGCACGAAGTTGTCAAGCTACTCCGGAGCAATTGGAAAGGAGGCGAGCATCATGCTACTGGGGACAAAAATAGAAGCCAACGTCAACGGAATGGCTCTGATGATCCAACTACCAACTGGGCTTCACGTCGTTGACGACGAATATGTGGCTGAACATGATACTGCTCTCGCAAGAGCGGACATGGCTGGCTGGTGGACAATGCCGGAATTGGTAAAACGATATCACCAGAATCCAACTTGGTTTGCAGACAACGTGTTTCAAGTTCCGCGGTTCATGAAAGTTCTGCGAGGGCAATGTGTAATGTACCCGCGTGAAGGCGTCAAGGGCTATACATGTGAGCCGGAAGCATTTGGAGAGTTCATGAAAAAGTGGTTTCCGGAAATCGCCCAGAATGCAATCAAAGGCGGCAAATCTTAATGGAACCAATTGATCAGTATCGGTTATAGACAGTCGAAGCATACCGAGCACAAGCGTCAAGCGATTGGCAGAAGCGGTTAGCAGACAGCATTTACATGCGGTTGTTGATCAGCTACCGCAAGAAAGAAATGGAGGAACGGTAATGCTAACCAGTATTTACGAAACGTCAGCTACTCATTTATATCGGGAAATGGTCGGTGATCGGCAAGACAACGTGGAAGCACTGACCAAAATGATTATCGAGGGCGAACACTTCAATGATGATGAGGCTCTGACATACTCGGTGCGAATCCGGTTGTTAACTGAGTACATCGACGAAATTGAAGCCAATGAAAAGGCCGCAGACGCTGGCACGTCTACGGTCAAGAAAGGAAATTAACTATGGCTACATTATACGATTTGCAGGGTGCTTACGCTAGGGTGGCAGCATTAGCTGCCGACCCGGAGAGCGACCCGGAAGCAATTAAAGACACGCTGGCATCCATCAAGGATGGCATCGAGGAGAAGGCGGTTGGCTACGCTTACGTCATTAAGTCGGTAGATAACGATATTGCCGAAGTGGACTCTGAAATCAAGCGACTAAATGATCGTCAGCGAGGGCTGACAAGTAATCGTGATCGCTTGAAACAAGCATTGACTGACGCTTTCCAGGTCGCCGGAATTAATAAAGTGAAAACACCCACGCTGACAGTCTGGATTCAGGCATCAACATCGGTGCAGGTACCGGATGACTACCGGCTGTTGCCACCACAATTTGTGACGAAGAAAGTCACACACGTTGTGGACAAACGGTCAATCAAAGCGGCCCTGGAAGCTGGCACGACTGTTGTTGGGGCAGAGCTAAAAACCAACTGGTCACCACGGATCCGCTAGGAGAGAAACATCATGAAACCAAAAACAGACGTCACACCCCAGAACAAGCTGGTCATCGTCCGGGGCGGCAAAAAGTCACAGGGCACTATGCCTATCTTTATCTCGGCCGAAATGCATCAGAAAGTTAAGGCAGTCGCCGCCGACGCCAACTTATCGCTGAGAGACACAGTGGAGACCATGCTGTTGTGGGCGATGGATAATCTCATTATCAAGGATTCTGACGGGCACCATGTATAAGCTGCGCAACTACCAGCAGCTTACCATCAGCCGTATCGTCGGCGCCATGCGTGAAGGCAAGCGAGCCATCATGGTGCAGCAGCCACCTCGCACAGGAAAAACAGTCATCATGGCCGAGATTGCTCGACGGGCGACGCTTAAGGGCAACCGGGTGCTGTTCGTGGTCCATCGCAAGGAGCTGGTGGACCAGGCGCGGCAAACCTTTAAGCGCAATGACGTTGACATGTCGCTGGTCACCATGGGCATGGTTCAGACACTTACACGGCACACCGGCACCATCCCTAAGCCAGCAGTCATCTTAATTGATGAGGCCCACCACGTGTTGGCAAAGTCCTACCGCCGGATCATCGACGCTTTTCCCGATGCTGTGCGGATCATGGTTACAGCCACTCCCTGGCGCATGAGCGGGGCGGGTTTCGGGGATGTAGCTGACTGCCTCCCGGTCAGCAGATGGGCTGGCTCATCAAAAACGGCTTTCTGGCACCGATCCGGTACTTCTGCCCGCCGGGCATCGAGACAGTTGGACTCAAACTTAAGGCGAACGGCGAGTTCGACGAAGCGTCCGTTGCTGACGCCATGAAACCGAAGGTATTCAGTAATGCCGTGAAGATGTATCAGGAACACGCTGATGGCACGCAAGCCATCGCTTACGCATACAACGTGGCCTCAGCCAGGCACCTGGCCGACAGTTTCAATGCGGCCGGCATTACGGCGGCAGAAGTTGACGGGGCCACCCCAAAGGAGGAGCGGAATCGGCTCATCAAGCAGTACCGCGAGGGGAAGATCACCGTCCTGACTAATGCGGAGCTGTTCACTGAAGGACTGGATTTACCGAATGTGGATTGCGTCATCATGATGCGGCCAACGCAATCGCTTTCGCTGTTCCTGCAGTTTTCCATGCGAGCGATGAACCCGCGAGAAGGGAAGACGGCGATCATCATCGACCACGTGGATAACCTCAGCCGCTTCGGCCTACCCACCGACGAACGTAATTGGCAGATGGCGGGTGAGGGCAAGAAGAAAAAAACCGTAGCGATATTCCGTCCCCAACGACCTGCCCGTATTGCTTTGCAAGTTTCTACCGCAAGGGCCGAACGACCTGTCCGTTTTGCGGACACCCTTTGGCCAAGGAAGACAACAACGACGGACCGCAGCACGTTGATGTGGACCTAGTGGAAGTCACCCCATCGGCGGCCGCCCAGAAGCGTATCAAGATTGCCCGCATGATCCGATCGAGTGAATTGTACAAATAGCTGGCCGATAAACGGCCAGAACAGCTGGAGGACTATCTCCAATTACAGTATTACGCCAAGCTGCACGGTTACAAACCCGGCTGGGCGTGGTACCAGGCTAAGAAAAGAGGTTTTATCCGTTGAGTATTTTGCCACCGAACGAACCGCAGAAAACCATCGACGTGCCCCACAACTTCTTCATCTGGGGGGCGACGATGAGCGGCAAGTCTTATCTCGCCGAGCATTTCCCTAATCCGCTATTTCTCAACACGGATGGGAACGCTCTGGAGAATAAGGCGCCCTCGATCCAGATTCGCAATATTAAAGGGCCCAACAGCACCCTCCGGCAAGACGTCATCAAGCAGCTGGACGAAATCATCCTGGCACTCATGAACGAAAAACATGGTTATCAGACCATCGTGGTCGATGTCGTGGATGACCTGGTCGTCATGCTGGAGCAGGCCATCGCTATCCGGAATCGGGTGGAGACGCTGCCTGATGTGCCGTATGGCCGCGGCTTCGCGATGTTCAACACGATTTTTCAAGAATTTATCTTGGAGCTTAAAGCGTTGGATATGAACGTCGTTTACATTAGCCGGATCGCCGAAGTGAACGACGGTGTCGGTACCGAGGCGCGGGAAATTCCGAGCCTGAAGACAAAATATTACAACGTGATCAACGGCAACTCGGACCTGGTCATCCAAACCAAGCGAGTGGGCACCAACTACATCCGCCGAATCACCGACCAGCGGCGGAAGTATTACCGTGACGACATCACGGACAAGGGCATCTTGCGTGTCCTCAACAATATCCCTGGCGTGTTTTCTACACGCCCTCAAACTAAAGGAGAAGATAAATAATGAGTTTACTCGATAAAGCACAAGAAGTATTAGCCGGTTTTGATGCAACCAAGGACAGCGCCAATTCCTTCGAGGGGCTGCCATCCGGGAAATATACCGTCATCGTCAACACGTTCGACCACCACGTCACCCCCGGCGGCTGGGACGGTCTGCGGATCATCACCGAAGTCAATGCTGGCGAACACGTCAGTACCAAGGATTACAACATGTTCAACCTCGATGAGACCACCGCGAGTGGTAAGAAAGTCCCTGACAGCGTCATCTCCAGCCATATTAAGCTCATCGCCAAGTTGGCGAACGCCTGCGACATTACCCTTAAGCCGGAGGACTGGGAGGACATCGACCATCTAGTGGCGGCCTTCAACTTCGGCCAAGCGATTGGCAAGATCGTCACGATGGACCTCACCGTGCGGGAGAACAAGAAGAATCCTCAGTACCCGTACAAGAATTACGATTTCGAACCAGCCGAACAGCCGGAGCCCATTACTGTCGATGATAAGGACCTGCCGAAGGATCTACGGTCCAATGATGACGACCTGCTGGGCGACGCCAAGAGTGACGATACCGACATCGATGACGACGATCTTCCCTTCTGACCATCAGCTGATGCAGTGTCATTAGACCGCCGGACGGGTGAGAAGCCCGTTAGAAGGGAGGACTTATGAAGAATCTTGTGAATTATGCTAAGTATTACGCACGAAACGGATTCTACGTGCTGCCCATGGTGGACAAGAAACCGCTCATCACTTTCGCGGATAAACCCGCGCTGACCGAATCAGACATTGAAAAAATCTGGCTGCTGAAGCCCTATGCCCAGATCGCAGTGCGGACCGTTGACTTCTTCGTGGTCGACATCGACCGGCATGAAGGGGGAGCCGACGGATTCAAATCAATTCGGGAGCTGAAACATTTTAACTGGTTTCCGAAGACGCTCATGCAGACAACGGCTCACGGCGGTAAGCAGCTGTTTTACCGCAAGCCTCAAGGTACCGAAGTCAGTCAGCATATCGGTTGGCTGCCAGGGGTGGACGTCAAGGCCCACATCAATAACTACGTGATGATTGCCCCCAGTACCGTCGGCAGCGGACAGTACAAGTGGGCCAACAAGCTGCCGATGGCTGAACCGCCAGCCGCTCTCATTGAGGACATCAACCGTGACGTGCCGGCAGAGGCTGCCTATCAAGGGCCAGCCGCCTTCAAGGGCCACAAGTCCAACACGGCGGAACTGTTTGAGCAGATCGTCAAGGGACTCGGTGAGACCGGCGGCCGGAACAATGCCTTAGCCACCTTCGTTGGCGCTTTGCTGATTCGTAATGTGGATCCGCAAGTGGCCTATGAACTGGCTAAGCAGGCCAATGCCAACACGCCCAAGACACTCGATGAGAAGGAATTCGAGAAAACGTTTGACAGCATTATCAAAACAGAGCTGCACCGACGGGAGATGATGAAGCTTGGCCAACAAGAAGGCAATGCAGCAACTGGCGGCGGAGCAGAATAACGTTGTCCCGATGACCATTAATTTCCGAGTCAACACGAAAACCGGAATGCCGGTCCCAAACAGTATTAATAACGTCGTCCTGGCCCTCGAACACGATCCACTGCTGATGAACACGTTTCGGTACAACGAATTCACCCACGAGGTAGACGTGGTGAAGCCAATCCAGCAGATGCACATCGCTAAGGGTCAGATGGTCGATGAAATCGTCTCTCTCTGCCTGAACTATCTGGAGAAGAAATACTACGTGCTGTTCAACGACAAGGCCTTCAACGCCGCAATGATCCAGGTCTCGCGGGACAACGCGTACAACCCGGTGAAGGAGTACATGGAGAGGGCTTATCAGCACTGGGACAAGAAGGAACGGGCGGATTCGTTTCTGCCGACATTTCTCGGGGCGCCGATGTCTCCGGTGACCACGCTCATTACGAAGCTGTTCTTCGTCGGAGCGGTGGCCAAAGTCTACCAACCGGATATGAAGTTCGATTACGTGCTGGACCTAGTCGGCGGTCAGGGCGCTGGGAAGACGACGCTGCTGAAGCGGATGGGCGGGCAGTATTACACCGACCAGTTCACCGACTTCAAAGATAAGGACAGTTACGCGATCATGCTGCGGGCGTTGATCCTCAATGACGATGAGATGACGGCCACCAACAATAGCAGCTTCGAGGACCTGAAGAAATTCGTATCCGCTGAACAGCTGGAATTCCGGTCACCATACAATCGACGGCCAGAACGGCGGGCTAAGTCTTTCGTGATGGCCCGGACGACCAACGAAGATACGTACCTCAAGGATAAGACCGGTGAACGCCGGTTCCTGCCGATCATGGTCGACTTGGACGCACAGGTGTATCACCCAGTAACGGACCTAAAGCCACCTCTGGTGGAGCAGCTGTGGGGCGAATTCGTCAGCTATTACAAAGCCGGGTTCAGCTTCGCGCTGACAAAAGACCAGGT